GCTGAATGTCTTGCTCGACTCTAAAATAAGATTCGTTTTCTTTAGTAACAAACCCTTTATCATACGAACTAAGTCTGTATGTGCTTTCCATAAGTGTCCTCCGAAATAATTAATATCCGCTTGAGAAGTAAGCTACAAAATAACCGTCATTATCAATATGACCAACTTCAACTTTCAGTCCTGCAGTAATATTAGTTCCACTAATAGACTGCCAAGTACCAGTTGAGCCAATGTAATTAGCTGCATTGATCCGAGCCTTTTGATTGTATGAGCCGCTAGCTTGAGTTGTTGCCGTAGCGGTAGTATAACGAAATTCGGAGTGATCCAAAGAAAAGTTATAAGTACCGTCAGAATAAACCAAAGTAGTGTTAGCGGAAACGCCACCAATCGTGCCAGCAGTCGGATTGCTAATTCGCAAGAAATAACCACCTGCCATAATATTTCCTTTAAAAAATAAATGGGGAACCCATTACTAGATTCCCCATTATGACGATTAAGCGCCGTTCAAGCCGACGATCATCCCGCAACCCTTCGGGTTACGAACTTCCAACGAGCCTTCCTCGACCAATTGACCAATGATCGAATCACCCAGCTGACCGAGGTCAACTTCGTGCAGGGGACGCAAAGAAGCGTAGTTGAACCACATCGGATCGTACACCAGACCGTAGAAGTCGGTTTGCACACCGTTGGCAAGACCCATCACGTAGTTGGGAACAACCATAATGTCGCCGAAGTCGGACATATAGATTTCCACAGACTGACGGAGCGAACCTTGCTCGTCCAAGTTACGACGAACGTTACCCGTGTTCTGGATGCTAGAGCTAGAAGCGCCAGCACCTTGAGCGCGAGCAGAGAAAGCCTTGCGGTTAGCAGGAGACGTCATCAACTTAGAAGCCTTACCACCGTTCTGGTAAATGTTCTGCATCAACGTGTCAACAGCTTGCAATTGGAAAGAACCAATAGCGGTGACAGCCGTACCAGCAACACCAGTACCAGCAAAACCGGAGATCAGGTTAGCACCCGAATCATATGTACCGGGAGCAGTGTAACCAACCGTACCAGAAGTCGTACCATCAGAGGTAACTTGGAGGGCAGTAGTAGCACCAGTACCAGTCTTCACAGGGGCTTGACCTGCAGGGCCAACCACGAGGGTAGGACCAGAGATGTACAATGCGCCACCGTTCGAGTTAGCTTGCGAAGCGTCCGTCGAGAAGTTAATGAAAGCCTGATAGCCGCCGAACTGACGAGCAGGGCTCTGCGTGAACTGACCGGGATAGGTCGGGAGCGAACCGCTTTGGGGACCAACAGAGCCACCAGCAGTAGAGCTTTGACCAGTGTGAACGAGCGACCACTCAACGTCACGACGCAATTCAGTGCCGCGCTTCTTGAGTTGGTAAGCGTATTCGTCAGCAACACCAGCTTGATCAACAGCTCGCTTGGTTCCGGAAACGGACACAACCTTGCTGGAGATCTGGCAGTAGTTGCCCAGACGGGTACGATACGGACCGCTAGATTGACCACCAGCCACATCGTTAAAGCCCACACCTTCAGCTTGAGCGTTCAAGCCGGGAGGGGTCAGTTCATCAGTTTGCCACTCGTGCAGAATAGCATTAGATTTGGTTTTACCAATAGACGACAAGAACGGGGTCTCGTCGCGAGTAATCATCGAAATGAAATTAGCCAAGTCTTCGCGTTCGGAAGTACCTGCGCCGTTAGAACCAGCAGCCGCCTTGGGGCCGCCTGTACCATAGTTACGTGCCATGTTTATTTCTCCTTGAAATATACAGGATCAGTATTTAAATGTTAACTGAACCTTGAACCTAGCTTGGAGATGTTTTTGAGAAAGTCAAGTTGATCACGCGTATCACCTTCACCAAGAAGAACCTTACCACGGAGATCTGCTTTAGCACGATCATTTTTAACCTTGGCGGGTGTACCCTTCCTGCTGGGTGTGGTCTTACTAATGGGGGCTTCTTTACGTTTAGCCGCGCCTTTAGTAGACTTTTCTTTCAATAGTCGATAATCATTAATAAACTTAATCAGGACAGGGTCATAAACCTGTCCCAATACTTCTTCTGAAATACCCTCTGCAATTGCAAATTCGCGAATATTAACACTGCTATTCCTAACTTTGATGAAAAGGTAGCAGCAAGTATTCGCGAATTTGCAATTGCAGAGGGTATTTCAGAAGAAGTATTGGGACAGGTTTATGACCCTGTTCTGATTAAATTTATTAATGACTATCGACTATTGAAAGAAAAGTCTACTAAAGGCGCGGCTAAACGTAAAGAAGCCCCCATTAGTAAGACCACACCCAGCAGGAAGGGTACACCCGCCAAGGTTAAAAATGATCGTGCTAAAGCAGATCTCCGTGGTAAGGTTCTTCTTGGTGAAGGTGATACGCGTGATCAACTTGACTTTCTCAAAAACATCTCCAAGCTAGGTTCAAGGTTCAGTTAACATTTAAATACTGATCCTGTATATTTCAAGGAGAAATAAACATGGCACGTAACTATGGTACAGGCGGCCCCAAGGCGGCTGCTGGTTCTAACGGCGCAGGTACTTCCGAACGCGAAGACTTGGCTAATTTCATTTCGATGATTACTCGCGACGAGACCCCGTTCTTGTCGTCTATTGGTAAAACCAAATCTAATGCTATTCTGCACGAGTGGCAAACTGATGAACTGACCCCTCCCGGCTTGAACGCTCAAGCTGAAGGTGTGGGCTTTAACGATGTGGCTGGTGGTCAATCTAGCGGTCCGTATCGTACCCGTCTGGGCAACTACTGCCAGATCTCCAGCAAGGTTGTGTCCGTTTCCGGAACCAAGCGAGCTGTTGATCAAGCTGGTGTTGCTGACGAATACGCTTACCAACTCAAGAAGCGCGGCACTGAATTGCGTCGTGACGTTGAGTGGTCGCTCGTTCACACTGGTCAAAGCTCTACTGCTGGTGGCTCTGTTGGTCCCCAAAGCGGTTCGCTCCCGACCTATCCCGGTCAGTTCACGCAGAGCCCTGCTCGTCAGTTCGGCGGCTATCAGGCTTTCATTAACTTCTCGACGGACGCTTCGCAAGCTAACTCGAACGGTGGCGCATTGTACATCTCTGGTCCTACCCTCGTGGTTGGCCCTGCAGGTCAAGCCCCTGTGAAGACTGGTACTGGTGCTACTACTGCCCTCCAAGTTACCTCTGATGGTACGACTTCTGGTACGGTTGGTTACACTGCTCCCGGTACATATGATTCGGGTGCTAACCTGATCTCCGGTTTTGCTGGTACTGGTGTTGCTGGTACGGCTGTCACCGCTATTGGTTCTTTCCAATTGCAAGCTGTTGACACGTTGATGCAGAACATTTACCAGAACGGTGGTAAGGCTTCTAAGTTGATGACGTCTCCTGCTAACCGCAAGGCTTTCTCTGCTCGCGCTCAAGGTGCTGGCGCTTCTAGCTCTAGCATCCAGAACACGGGTAACGTTCGTCGTAACTTGGACGAGCAAGGTTCGCTCCGTCAGTCTGTGGAAATCTATATGTCCGACTTCGGCGACATTATGGTTGTTCCCAACTACGTGATGGGTCTTGCCAACGGTGTGCAAACCGACTTCTACGGTCTGGTGTACGATCCGATGTGGTTCAACTACGCTTCTTTGCGTCCCCTGCACGAAGTTGACCTCGGTCAGCTGGGTGATTCGATCATTGGTCAATTGGTCGAGGAAGGCTCGTTGGAAGTTCGTAACCCGAAGGGTTGCGGGATGATCGTCGGCTTGAACGGCGCTTAATCGTCATAATGGGGAATCTAGTAATGGGTTCCCCATTTATTTTTTAAAGGAAATATTATGGCAGGTGGTTATTTCTTGCGAATTAGCAATCCGACTGCTGGCACGATTGGTGGCGTTTCCGCTAACACTACTTTGGTTTATTCTGACGGTACTTATAACTTTTCTTTGGATCACTCCGAATTTCGTTATACTACCGCTACGGCAACAACTCAAGCTAGCGGCTCATACAATCAAAAGGCTCGGATCAATGCAGCTAATTACATTGGCTCAACTGGTACTTGGCAGTCTATTAGTGGAACTAATATTACTGCAGGACTGAAAGTTGAAGTTGGTCATATTGATAATGACGGTTATTTTGTAGCTTACTTCTCAAGCGGATATTAATTATTTCGGAGGACACTTATGGAAAGCACATACAGACTTAGTTCGTATGATAAAGGGTTTGTTACTAAAGAAAACGAATCTTATTTTAGAGTCGAGCAAGACATTCAGC